AATATAGTAATAAGATAAGTCAAGCAGCATAATGTCACCCTTAACCCCAATTGTAGGAGTTCTTTCACTCCATCTAACAGGAAAACCTAACATCATTGGCGATGCTCCATTAACCCCATTTGTAAAAATTAAACCATTATTAGCATCTACCATTGTTGTAATAGTTGAATATAAAGTTTGAGAAATTACCCATTCTTTCATATCGCCTTTATGATTTTGCACCATAAGAGTTAAATCAACAAATTTAACAGTATCTGCAGTATTTCTATTGATTGCTTTTGCTGATGCGTGACCTAAGAAACCTAAAGGTTTTCCAACTCCATCACCGCCAATAAAAGCATCTTCTTCTGCTTTTGCAATTGCTTGTTGAAGTAGCATTGTTCCAAGTGTAGAAGCCGCTGATGTATTTCTAAGTAACTTATTAGAAAATGCAATAAATCCAGCAACTGCTTTAGGTGCCATTGTAATTTCTCTTAATGAAAATGATGTTTCATCAATTTCTGCACCCTCTTGCACCCAAGTTGTTACAACACCTGAATAAACACCTTTATCACCGCTTTGATCTAGTGCAGGAAATGAAATCTCTGCGTCTGGATTTTCACCAGCAGGAATAACTGTTGATTTTGCTCTAACAAATGACATTTCTGGCGTAAAAGCTGTAATCATTTCACCGAATTTTTTAGGAACTAAAAAACCACCCTCTGAACCGTTACCCATTGATTGTGCAGAAACAAAATTTAATCTCGAATCTGTACCACCAGCTTTTACTGCGTTCATAAATTCACCTAAGTTTTTAAACTCTTTATCATCAACAATTTCACCGTGGATTACTTGACTTGAAACCGGTGAGTGAATTGGTATCGTTGTATCCGCTGCCATTTCTGCATTTAGTGTTGCTTGTGCTTCTGCTCTTGTAATTTGAGCTTTTAAAGATTCTTGCTTTGTTTGCAATTCATCATAAGTTGTTTGCTCATCTGCTGTAAAATCTCTATTTTCAGCGATTGCACCATCGTTTAAGCCTTGCATTTCTGCAATTGCTTCTGCTCTATCTTTTTTTAATTTCTTTAACATAATTACTCCTCTAATTGTAATTTTAAGTTTCTATTTTTTGCAGCTATATTGCTACCAACTAAAGTCTTATTATTTACCTTAAAAGATGATAAAACATCCTCAAAAGTTCCTACCCTATCCGCTAATCCTGCGGATACCGCATCTCTACCAATAAATAATCCTCCTTTTCCGAATTTCTCTAATACTGTATCTACCGATACATTTCTATTTTTTGCTACATCTTCGACAAATAATTGACCTAAAGTATCGACCATTGATTGAAGTTCGCTATCTGCATTTTTTAAAGGAGAAACACTTGAAATAATTTTTACTTCTTTTATTCCCTCTGATTTTAGCTTCTTTGTATCATCATCATAAGTAAGCATTGCACCGATTGACCCTGCCATTCCTGTCGTATTGATAATAACTTCATCTGTCGCACTACCTATCCAATAAGCAGCACTTGCACCACTTCCACCTATATAAGTTTTTATTGGCTTTGTTCCTTTTGCATTAAATATCATATCAGATAGTTCAGATATTCCGTTAGCTTGACCGCCACCTGAATCTATATCAAACATAATCCCTTTAACTTCATTATCTGCCATTGCTTGATTAAAATCAATTGCTAGTTTTTGTGTAGAAGTTCCACCACTAACTTCTGTAAATAAGTTAGCATATCTAAATATTGAGCCATTAATAGGAATAATTGCGATTCCATCTCTAACTTCTGTTTTTCTGTCATTATTAAGAGGTTTTCCGATTTTAGCTCTTACTGCTTCAATATCGTTACATCTTGTAGCAATTGCAATAATCTTGTCTAATTCTTGCCTTTGAATTGCCCAAGGATACATCCCCATTGCTTGTAAAACTTTACTCATTGATTTCTCCTGTTGTATTATTTCCATTTTTTATATTATCGATTGTTGTCATTGACATTTGCATATATCTTTCATTTCCGTTATCAACTTCATTCATATCTTCTAGCTTGAGAACATCGTTAATTGTAAATATTCCGCTATTCACAAATTTACTATATAATTCTGTTCTCGTTTTGATATCTCCTCTAAGAAGTGCATTAAGATTATGTTTTATATAATAACCCTCGTTTCTTTCTTTTTCTGTTAATAAATCTCTTTGCATAGCTTGTTCAATTCTAATTAACCAAGGAGAAAGCGTATAAATAACAAATCCTAATGATAATTGTTCAATACTATTATAATTTGCTTTATCTAAATCATTAATCATATGTAAAGGAACTCTAAAAATTGATGATATATCTGCTTTTTGGAATTTCCTACTATCTAAGAATTGACTATCTTCATTTGACATAGTTATCTTTTCGAATTTTGCTCCACCCTCTAAAACCATAGGAGTATGAGCGTTTACCATTCCCGAATAAGTTTCTTTAAAGTCTTTTTTCATTCTTTCAAATGCTTTATCTGATAATTCTCCTTGAATACTGAATGCACCCGTTGCACTAGCTCCATTCTTAAAATATTTACCGCCATATTGTTCCATAGCTACTGATAAAGATATTGATTCTCTATTATATGCTATTGGAGATATTCCCGAAATTCCGTCAAGTGATAATCCTGAAACATTTAATAATTCATCAAATGTAAAAACTACTTGTTTAGTTGTACCATTTCCGATATCGTAAATAAATACTATTTCTCCTGTTGATTCAAGTCTTTTTGCAGTAATTCTTGAAGTATCTAATCCCCAAAGTGCGGTTATATTTCCTGCTCCGTTTCTTATGATTTGTGTAAAATGATTACCTCTTAAATTAAGATTTGTTATCATTGTTTCTCGCCATTGCATTGTTGTCTGCTCTTTATTTGGTAAGAAATTCAAAAGATTATATAATGAATGATCTTTAGCTTTTTCTCTATTTCCTTTTGCATCTTCTTTATATAATACTAAAGGTAAACTAGCTATTGATTCAGATAAAACACGGTTACACGCAAATACTACTGTATGCCGTAATGCAGTACCTATGGTAACATTTACACCGCTTGAAGTATCTACATTATTATTGAATATTTTTATAAAATCTTCTGCATCTGACCCTGAATCGAAACTTACTCCATCGAAAAAACCCATTAGTTAGCCTTTTTCATTAGTTGGAATATAATACTAAAGATTGTCATTATTGGAAGTATTAGAATTGTATAAGATAAGTATATATTTCCTAATTCTTTATCTAATATCATTAATCCATAAGATGATAATGATAAACAAATTAGTATAATTGTATAGAAAATTAATATATTTTTTATTTCTTTACTCATTTATTACCTTTTATTGACAAATTTTAACAATATTAAACTTAATTTAAGCTTACTAATATAATTCTTCCCAATTTAATACTACTCTTACTTTGACACCATTTCCATTAATATCTTTTGCTATGATTCCAAAAGTATCTCCTGCATATGCAAATGCTCCAATTTGTTCAGCATCAAATATAGCACTTCCAGATGTTCCGCCTTTAGTTGTTCCCACATAACTTATAGAATCTTCCGCGATTACTTTCCCTGCTGTTATTTCTACACTAGCTCCTGTACTTGCATTATGGTCGTATCTCATTACTGAACTATTTGTATCAATATCGATATAACTTGGTACTCCGCTTAATGTTTGAACTCCGATTAATTGAAATATGACATTACCTGATACATTCCCTACCGGTATATCTACTTGAAATTTATATCCTATCAATTTTGCTTTTATATTGTTTAATTTATCGTGAAATGTATCTTTTGCATTAAATATTACTATTGTTCCTACATTTGTTCCATTTAGATCCATTTCTCCTTGCAATGGACCTGCTCCATCTTCCATTATTTCTAAAGGAAATGCAAATGCTCTATTTCCTACTGACGATCCATTTCCAATAATTCCGCCATTCCACGATCCCGTTTTTACTGTTGCTCCATCGTGTGCCATTATTGTCATAGGAAATACAGGAGTGCTAGTGTGTGTGCTTTTTGCTTTTCCCTCTGTTTGAACTTCGTGAAGTTTTTTCCATATCCCATCTTGTGTTGTATATAATATAGGATTTTTTATTCCTAAATATCCAAATGCTATTCTAAAAATATTTAAATTGGTTAAATCTATACCGGTGGTATTCACATCATCGAATCCGTTTGCGAAATCTGATCCTTTTTTAACACCATCTTTAAAGAATCCAAATGTTAAGTTATTATCTCTTATCTCTAAACAAAATCCGTTTTGCATATCTGTATCGAATCCGCCTGCGTGAATGAATCCGTTTGTAGTATCAGCAGCTATGGTAAAATCTATAAATCCACTATGACCGGCTCTGTATCTAATGGAATCAATGGAACTTATCCAAGCAGTTTCGTTTATATCCGACGTAATTGCAGTAGCTAAAGAATCAGATACAGTTACACTTGCACCTGTTCCATTAGCATCTGTTCTTATATCAAATTTAGTATCTAAATAGTTGTATTGAAATTGTACTGAAACATCATCGTGCTTTTTTGCTGTTAATGCTTCTCCGAAAGGGAATATAAATTGCTGTCCGCCAATTACTTGACTAGAAGATGTTGATAATGAATATGTATTATCTCCATTATCGCTTAATTTGACATTATTCTTGACTTTCCACGAATCATTTAAGATAACTTGCTGATAATATGAATCTGCACCGATTAGACTAATTGACATAAACAGTAATAAATATACTAACTTTTTCATCATTTTCCTTTTTTGCTTTTCAAAAGTATATAACTATTTAAGAAATTAGTCAAGTATTCTCATACCTCTCCCCTCATATACATTTGTTTTTTCTTTTTCTTTAGTATCGTCCATTGCGATTCCTAAAGCCATAGCTAACGATACCATACCATCAACTTTTTCAATAGATTTATCTTTGTCTATCTTCCAATTATCTGATGGGTCCTTTTTTAATACAACATTTGAACACATCCAATTCAAAACTTCATTATCTCCGTGATTTAATCTTTCTTGCAAAGATAATACTTCGATTTGTTTTGTTGGCGGACTCATTGAAACAAATCCTTGACCGAATGGAATTAACTCTGTAAATTCTTCATCTGTTAATCTTCTTATAATATCACTACTATTCCATCTATCATAAGCTAACATTTTAATATTAAACTTTTCCGCTAACTCTAATACATCTTTTTCGATATATTCATAATCAATAACATTTCCCTCTGTTGTAGTAATTAATCTTTTTTTATGCCAATCAAAATAAGGTACTTTATCTCTTTGGACTCTCTCCCTCATATTATCTTTGGGTATCCAAAATCTTGTTATTATCTCGTAACTTCCGTTATCATTTGGGAATAATAGAACTAAAGCAGCGATATCAGTCGTACTTGCCAAATCTAATCCACCGTAACAGATACGACCTTTTAATTTTTCTTCATTTATTGGCTTTTGGTTTGATATCCAAACTTTATGTTTAATCCAAGTATCTGCTTTATCACACCATATATTTAAATGTTTTGTTTTAAATGCGATTAATGATTCTTCCGATTGATCCGCAAGTTTTATTTTATTATCCATATATGAATATGTTGGACTTGCTCCGATATTTGGATTTGCTTTTTTCCATAACTCTTTATCTTTCCAAAAATCATCATCTTTCATATCATCTTCATCTAATTCAAACAATACTGCGTAAAATGTATTGTCTTTGATTATTCCTGCTTTTACTTTTTTTGCGTATAAATAAATATCGCGATAAAAATATCCTTGCATATTATAACCGGCGGTTGATATGTTTATTTCCAATGGCTCATCTCTTCCTGCCATTCCATCGGTCATAATTTGATAAACATCTTTATTAGGGTGTGTATGACCCTCATCTGTTGTAAAAAAAGATACATTTTTACCCTCTAAGTTATCTGCATCACTTGCCAATGCTTCTAATTCATCTTCAAATGCTCCATCCATCTTTACTATTTTAGGTGGTTTCTTGGTAATATGAACTAAGTCGTTTAAATCTTCTTCTTGTTTTATCATTGTTACACTTGCACTATGAACTAACTTTGCCTGTTCTAATGACTTTCCGACACAATATTGCTTTTTTGCTTTCTCGTTATCTATAAAAAATACTATTAAATGAAGTAATGCACCAAATTCAGATTTACCGTTCTTCTTCGGCATAAAAAATAAAGCTCTTTGATATCTTCTTAATCCTTTAAATTTACCTTTTTTATGTTTAATTCCAAAAATATCTATAATTGCTTTTAACTGCCATTCTTGAAATTGGAAATTAATTCCTGCAAAACTTCCTGCGGTATGTTTTAGTAAGCTTCCAAATTTAATACATTTATATGCGTGATCTTTATCAATATGGTATTTTGTTTTTTCAAGTTCTTTATCTTTGGTTATTATATATTCTTTGGCTATTTTCCAATAGTGTCCTGGTGGATTAAAATTTATTTCTCTTGTTTCTACCATTTCTCTTTTTCGCTTAATATTTCTAAGATACCTTTTTTATTAGGTTTTTTAATCTCGAGTCCAATTCTATTTCTTGCACCTATTCCTAAATCTTTTGCCATTTTCTGCATATGGTTAAAACATTTATCTGCGACTAAAAAATAAGGGTGGACCTTTAAATTTCCAAAATCGTCCATTGTTGTATCATCTTGTTTTGCACTCATATTAACAGCATTAATATATTTTTGATAAGCTATTGCATAAGATAAAACTAATGATCTATCTAATTCCGTATAAGTTTCATTTTCTTTTAATAATTGTTGGACTCTTAAAAATTCAGATTCTCCTATTTCGTTTAAAGGATTAAAATCATCTTTTTTTAAATCATCTTTATTTTCTTTTTTATCTTGATTAATTTTATCAATAATTTTTTTAACTATCTTTTCTTTCTGTATTATCTTTTTTTTGATTTTTGGATTGTATTTTTCTCTTTGCTCTTTAGTTTCAATATTTATTTTTTCAATATCATTTTTTAAATATAGATTTGGCTTTCCGGCACCTT